GCGGCCAACACGTTAGTTGTGAAGCGCAAATACACCCGCAAAGGTGAAACCGAAGGAGTCTGAGCATGGCAGCAACGTATACCGCTGGGGATCAAATTAACCGCGCCTTGCGCTTAATCGGTATGCTAGCCGAAGGCGAAACGCCTTCCTCCGAAACATCCAACGATTGTCTTGTTGCGCTAAATCAGATGATCGACAGTTGGAACACTGAACGATTGTCAGTGTTCAACACAATTGACCAAGTGTTTACTTGGCCAGCCGGTGAGATTCAGCGCCACCTTGGTCCTAACGGGGCTAGTCTGGGCGGCTTTGATGGCATTCGTCCCATCTTATTGGACGATGCAACGTACTACCGTGACCCAGGCACAAACGTGTCATTTGGCATCAAGTTCATCAACCAACAACAATATGACGGCATCGCTGTTAAGACGGTAACCTCCACTTATCCACAAGTCATGTGGATTAACATGGAATACCCCAGCATCCAGATGACGGTCTATCCTCGCCCTACACGGGACTTGGAATGGCACTTTATCAGCGTGCAAGAATTGGATCAGCCTGCTACGTTGAACACAATACTGGCGTTCCCGCCAGGCTATTTGCGTGCGTTCACTTATGCCCTAGCGATGGAGATTGCGCCTGAGTTTGGTGTTGAGCCAAGCCCCCAAGTGCAGCGCATCGCCATGACCAGCAAGCGCGACCTGAAGCGCATCAACAACCCTGACGATGTGATGTCGATGCCTTACGCCATTGTGGCCACTCGCCAGCGCTTTAACATTTATGCTGGTAACTATTGATGTTGATTGCGCTTGATTACGACAAAACCTACACCGCCGATCCGGCGTTGTGGGATGATTTTGTTCAGTCAGCGCAAAATCGTGGGCACACAGTAAAAATTGTCACAATGCGTACACCAGTCGAAACAATTGTCAATGCCCCAATTGAAGTTGTTTACACTAGCCGAAAAGCAAAATCGTCTGTAATCAACGCCGACATTTGGATTGACGACAGCCCACAATGGGTCTATCAGGATTCCCTATGAAAACGCAGATTCTTGGCTCTAGCTACGTTGCACGCAGCACCAATGCTGCGGATAACCGCATGGTCAATCTGTTTCCTGAGATCATCCCCGAGGGTGGCAAGGAAGCGGCGTTCCTGAACCGCGCCCCTGGCCTACGGCTGGTGACCTCCGTAGGCACCGGCCCCATTCGGGGCATGTTGCAGTCGGGTCAATGGCTGTATGTGGTGTCAAACAATCAACTGTATAAAGTTGACCAAAACTACAATTCAACATTACTTGGCGGTATAAGCAACACCGGTCCTGTGTCAATGGCGTTTAACGGCACCCAGTTGTTCATTGCGGCCAACGGTCCCAGTTACGTTTACAACTCGGTAACCAACGCTTACGTTCAGAACAACACATTTCCGCCAGCCCAAACCGTTACGTTTATGGACGGCTATTTTATTTTCAATGAGATCAACAGCCAAAAGTTCTGGGTAACTGATTCGTATGATGGCACGGCGCTAGATGGAGCCAGTGTGGCCAGCGCCGAAGGATCGCCCGATGGTTTGGTGGCCGTGATTGCGGACCACAATGAACTGTGGCTATTTGGCGGCAATTCGGTTGAAGTCTGGTATGACGCAGGTCTACCGCCTCCAGGCGTGCCATTCCAACGCATCCAAGGGGCTTTTAATGAGTTAGGATGCGCGGCGGCGTTCTCAATAGCCAAACTGGACAATAGCTTGTTCTGGCTGGGCGCTGATGCCCGTGGCCAAGGGATTGTTTACCGCGCCAATGGATACACCGGCACACGCATATCTACGCACGCTGTAGAGTACGCCATCGCCCAATACGGCAACATCACAGACGCCATTGCTTATTCGTACCAGCAAGAAGGCCACACGTTTTATGTGCTGACTTTTCCCTCGGCCAACGCTACATGGGTCTATGATGCTTCAACCCAAGCATGGCACGAACGTGCAAGCTGGGAAAGCGATAACGCCATCCGTCACCGGTCCAACTGCCGCGCTGTGTTTAACAGCGAAGTGCTAGTCGGTGATTTTGCAAACGGCAACATTTATGCGTTTGACTTGGATGTGTACTCGGACAACGACCACATCCAAAAGTGGATTCGCTCTTGGCGTGCGCTGGCTTCTGGCACAAACACGCTCAAGCGCACCGCACAGCATTCATTGCAACTTGACTGCGAAGTCGGGTTTACCCTGCCTCCAGTTACAGAAGAACAATTTATTGTCACTGAAGACAGCGATGACATCATTACTGAGTCTTACGATTTTCTGATCACAGGTGTTCAAACAAGCGTCAACGGTACGCCCTTGGTGTTGTTGCGCTGGTCAGACGATGGTGGCCATACGTGGAGCAACTACCATTCTAAATCTATGGGCGCTGTGGGTCAGACTGGCCAACGGGTAATCTGGCGGCGTTTGGGGATGACGATGAAGTTGCGCGACCGTGTGTATGAGGTTTCAGGCACCGATCCGGTCAAGATCGCCATCATGGGCGCTGAATTGTTTATGACGCCTACCAATGCTTAATGCAGATACCAATATCCCGTCAAACCGAGTACCGTTCTTTGATCAGGTAACGGGTTTGATTTCGCGGGAGTGGTATCGGTATTTCTTGGCCCTGCTTAACGCAAATGTTGATTACACGCCTCAAAGTAATCCTGTCAATGTACCGTTAACCGCATCGCCGGTAACTATTGGCAATGACACCCAAAGGCCGGTAGACATTATGATTAGCGGCGGCGGGGTGATCAAAGTCGAATTCCAACGCGGGACTGGTACAAAATACAATACGGGGTCATACTATGGTATGTTTGGTTTGTCGCCCAGTGACGCGCTGACCATTACGTACTCAGGTACGCCCATCGTTACCTTTATTCCAAGATGATTGAACATTTTTTTAGCGCCGGTGTGTATGCAAAAGAAGCCCGCATTCCAGCGGGAAACATTCTTGTGCAACACAAACACAAATTTGATCACTTGTCAATTTTGGCTAGCGGGTCTATAGAGTTAATGGTAGATGGCGTTAAATTGACCGTCCATGCGCCAGCGTGTTTAACCATTGAAGCAAACAAACATCATGGCGTAAAATCCCTCACAGATGTTGTGTGGTATTGCATCCACGCCACCGAATGCACCGATGTAAACGAAATCGATGAAGTGTTGATAGTGGCTGGCGATAACGCGCAAGCCCGTAAACTGGCCCAGTGCCTTCAGGAGTAAATTATGCCTTGGATGATACCCGCCGCAATTATTGGTAGTTCTTTACTGGGTTCGAGCGCCGCAAGTAGCGCAGCATCTACACAAGCGAATGCGGCTAATAACGCAGCCAATCTTCAAAATCAGCAGTACCAACAAACTCGGCAAGATCAAATGCCGTGGATGCAAGCTGGTCAAACAGCATTAAATGCGCTTACGCCGTTGGTGATGAATTACAGACCGTTCGACATGAACACGTTTGCTCAAGACCCAGGATATCAGTTTAGAATGGATCAAGGCACAAAAGCATTGGAGCGCAGTGCGGCAGCCCGTGGTGGCCTTATCAGCGGTAACACTGGCGGCGCGTTGCAAAATTACGGTCAAGGGCTGGCCTCGCAAGAGTATCAAAACGCATTTAACCGCTATCAGGCAGAACGCCAAGCCCAGCTTGGCCCGTTGCAATCGTTGGCTGGTGTGGGTCAAACGACAGCGCAACAATTAGGCACGGCTGGGCAAAATTATGCTACCAATGCAGGCAACATGCTTACCAGTGGCGCGGCAGCACAAGCGGCGGGGTATATGGGAGGCGCAAATGCTGTTGGTCAAAGTGTCGGTCAATATTTAAATTACAACCAAGGCAATAATTTAGTTTCAGCTTTGCGCGGAAACGGAAGATACACTCCTGGCCAAACTTCGGCAAGTGTGTGGGATTCAAGCGCGGGAGAATTTTAAATGGCACTCGATCCAAACATTGCAATGGGCTACAGGGGCATTGAAATTGCCAATCCTTTGGCACAGTACGGCCAACTTGCACAAATTCAAAATTATCAAAATCAAAACATAGCTGCTCAAAATCAAAACGCTTTGGCGCAGTATCAGCTTGGCGCTGCTCAACGCGCAGACGTTGCGGCAGAAGGTTTAAATAAACTTTACGCTAAGCATTACGATCCTGTTAAAGGAACTGTAAATCAGAACGCGCTTATGGCCGAAGCGGCCTCAACGCCTGGGCTTGCTTCGCAAATTCCTAAACTGCAAGAAGCTGCAACTAAACGGGAGCAAGAAGCTGCAACGCTAACTGAAACTAAGTCAAAAACTGAAGAACGTCAGTTTAAACTTACAAATGACAAATTAAAACATGGATTGGAGTCGCTTACATCTGCACCAACACCTCAAGACGCCATTCAAAAGTTAAATGATGGCATTTCAAAAGGTTTTTTTGACATGAAGACTGCTTTAGCAGAAGCACAAAAACTTCAAAACATGCCACTTGAAGATTACCAAAAATACAGAATTGAAAAAATATTAGGTTTGGTAGACGCCAAAGACAAACTTGGTTACATGTTACCTAAAACAACTCGTCAAGATATTGGCGGTAGCATTGTCAACATTCAAGACAACCCAATGTTGCCTGGCTATGGTTTGCCTGTTCAAGGTATGGCACCGCTTGCTAAAACAATGACGTTTGCAGATAGGACTGCACAACAAAACGCTAATCTTGCACGCGAAAAATTTACGTTTGAAAAAGCCAACCCAGGCTTTGAACTTAAAGAAAATGAAAACGGTGAATTTTTTGGAGTAAACAAGCGCACATTGCAAGCATTTCCTGTCACTATTGGCGGTGGCGCTGCATCGGCTGTTGCACCAATGGTTCAAGGCGCCGGCGGTATGCCTGGACCGCGCATGGCGCAGCCTGGCGCTGTCGTGCCAGCCATCCCTGGCATGACTAGCGTGCTTGATCAGACTGCCCCTGCTGTTGCGCCAGCAGCTGGTGGGCCTCGCCAGTTAGTTGGTAAAGGAACGGCATTGACTGAAAGCCAAGGTAACGCAACCGCGTTTGGTATGCGAATGAAAGAAGCTAATTCAATTTTGACTTCATTGGAAAAATCTGGATTTAAAAATACTGGTTTGATTAGCAACGCCGTTGGCAGCACTGTTGGCATAGTCCCATTGCTTGGCGACAAATTGGAAGGCATGACCGGTTCTGTTTTTAACGTATTGCCTCAAATCATGGGTGGTCTAAGTCCAGAGCAGCAACAAGTTGCACAAGCTCGAGTTAACTTTATTACCGCTGTACTGCGTAAAGAATCCGGTGCTTCTATTCAACCATCTGAATTTTCAATGGAAGAAAAAAAATATTTTCCTAAGCCTGGTGATGATAAAACTGTGGTTGCACAAAAACAAAAAGCTCGAGATTTGGCGATTAAAGCAATGGGAATTCAAGCTGGTCCTGGCGCTAAAAATATTGAACAATATGCGCCAACAAGCGGCTCGGTGGCACCAACTGTTAGTAACTGGTAAGGGGTATACATGCCACGCGACATCACAGTTACTTTTGATGATGGGTTTACCCACGTTTATCAAAATGCGCCTGACAATTTAACGCCAGATGCTGTATCAGCTCGGGCTCAACAAGATTTTGGTAAAGTTGTCAAAGCATTGGACGGTGGCCGCAAAGGTGCTGGAGTTGCACAGGAAACACCAGAGGTTTCATTGCGTGATCGGATTATGGGCGTGATTGAAACACCCGCGGCACTTGCCGGTGGTCTTGCTGCCGGCGTTGTGGCGCCCGTGGCCGGCGTGATTGGTTCGTTGACTAGTGGCAAATACGGAACACAAGCCGGTGTACAGGCTGGCGAACAAGCCGCGCAAGCTGCTCGGGCTCAGTTCTATCAACCTCGTACCGAGACAGCCAAGCAGATTCTTGGCGCAATTGGCGGCGTTATGGAGCCTCTTACAGGCGCTTTGCCCCCAACCCTTGGCACAGCTGGTGCAAATTTAAATGCAATGGTTGGTCCAGCCATGCAACAGGCCGGCGCAGTTGCTCGTCCGGCCATGACTCCGGTACGTAATGCGCTGACCAATGTGATGACCCGTGAGCAGCCGGCCATGCAAGGCATGGGCGCGGCAACCGCCGCAGAAGATCTGATGCGCCAAGAGCGCTTGCAACGCTTTGGCATCCCTGCTACAGCTGGTGAGCGCACCAAGAATTTGGCACAACAGCAATTTGAGTCTGAAGTCCAACGTGGTGTGATTACAGGCATTTCTGATGAAGCCAAAACCAAATTGGCTGAACAAATGCGTGGTTTTGAGGCTAACAAAAAACAAGCCATTGTCAATAACTTTGAGCGCATGACAAATGATGTGGGCGCTGAAATAGCTGATCCTACGCAATTGCGCCAAGTGGGCAAGATTGTGGACAAGGCGCTCAATGATGAGTACACCAAAAAATTTGATGCCTACAAATCACTGTACGCCAAGGCAGACAATGCTGGTGAGACATTGCAGCCAGTGCCATATCAAGCGTTGATTGATTACGTCAATACCAAAACACCAACAATGAGACAAAAGCTGGACCCTATTTTGGATTCAGTGGTTGAATCGTTGAAGATGAATGATCCTGAGAAAACTGGATCTATTACCGTGCGTGCGCTGGAAGACATTTATCAACAACTCGGCCAGGTCAAAAACTCGCCAAATGCTGGCAAGTTGAAGCAGATCATTACTGACATGGGCGAAGGCGCTGGCGGTGAGTTGTATCAAGCTGCACGGGCATCTAGAAAGCAATTGGCCAAAGAGTTTGAAGATGTCTCGCGTGTTGATAAATTGCTTGGCACAAAAGCAGGCTATACGGACCGCAGGGTGGCATTGGATGATGTGTTCAAACATGTAGTGCTGGACGGTTCGTTAGAAGAAATGCGAACTGTCACCAAGCTGCTTAAAAAAGCAGGCCCAGAAGGACAACAAGCCTACAAAGAGCTGCAAGGTCAAACTATCCAACACATGAAAGATTTGCTGACCAAAGGTGATCAGCTGTCTTTCAAAAATCTGAACACTTTGGTTACTCAGCTAGATTCAGAAGACAAACTGGCTTACATGTTTGGCAAAACTGGCCGTGATCAAATCATGGATTTACGTGATGCCATCAAAGATGTGGTGGTCAAAGAGCCTGGCGCTGTTAACTACAGCAACACATCTGGCGCCATGTTGCGTGGCTTAGAGGCTTTGCAATCATTACGTTTGCCTGTTAAATCAGTTGCTGAAGCAGTTCGCACACGCGAAGTCACAGGGAAAGTCAAAAAAGCATTGGAGCAACCCAACGCATTAGCCCCTGCCCAACCCAACCAAAACGCACTTAGAATTGATTTAACTGGCATGGCCAACAAATAGGAATCGACATGACTACTACGCTTACCCCCAGTCCAATAATGCAGTTCTTCGATGCCAACGGTAACCCGTTGGTAGGTGGGAAACTGTACACCTATGCTGCTGGCACAACGACACCACAGGCCACGTACACCGACTACACCGGCAGCACAGCCAACACCAACCCTGTGATTTTCAACAGTCGCGGTGAAGCGGCTGTGTGGTGCGGCAACAGTCGCTATTACATGGTCCTAAAAGACGCCAACGACACGCTGATTTGGACCGCTGATAACGTCAACGGCGCAAATGGCCCCACGTTGGCGTTGTTGGCCGCATCAAACGGGGCTACGTTGATTGGGTACACCCCGTCAGACACCAACGTCCCTGAGACGCTTAACAGCCGTCTGCAATTATTAGACGGCGTGTCAGTTACCGCTGGCGCTCTTGACAGCTATGCGGGTTCTAGCGTTAACGTGTTTCGTGATGCGTCTGCCGTGTCCGGCGGCACGTTTGGGTATGTTAATGCGGCAACGGTGGCACGCACAACTACTGGTGCCACTGAAACATCGTTTGAATGGACCAACTTGGCCATCATGGATAACTACTCAGCCGCTGGTCAAAATGTTGCTGTATACGGTCAAGGCAATCGCCGTAGTACTGGCCCAACATGGGGCGGCGTGTTTGAAGCGCGCGATTATACGCAAGTTGCTAATCCCACACTTGGAATGGTAGGTGTAGAAGTTGATAGTTTTGCCAACGGTACAGATAATCTTTTTGAACGTATTGGAATTGATATTGTCGCGGGTAAAGGTGTCGCTGCTGGAGTAAAAAGCGTTACAGGTATTGGTTTGAGAATTATTCCAGTCAACGGTGACACCACTCAAGCAATGTACGGTAAAGGCATTTTGTTAACCGGAGACATGACAGAAGGCATCAACATTTCGAGTGCCGGAACTCGCGGAATATATTTTACAGCAACGGCTGTTAATGTTGTTGGTATTGATTTGTCGTTGTCTACAAACAGCACATCAGCAATCCGCATTAAAGGTGGTGACAATATTGCGTTTGATGCTTCATCTTTTTTCCGATTGCGCCACAGCAGTACGGGCGTTGCTGGTCTGACTTATGCGGTCAGCGGCGTGGATAAAGTGATTATTAGTGATACCGGTAGCATTATTTTGGGTGAAACCATTGCATGGACTAACACTTATACTTCCCCAACTGCAACTGCCGGTACTAGCGGCGCGTTGCCTGCTCAAGTGTCTGGTTATATTAAAGTCAATGTTGGAGCTGTTTTAGTAAAAATCCCCTATTACGACGTATGATCACTTTGACCCTAACCCCTCAAGAACTGGCCGTCATAAACAACGCGCTCATGCTTGCGCCGTATGGCGTGGTTGCGCCAGTAATACAGTCCATTAACCAACAACTCCAGGATAAAAAAGATGGACAGCCAGACGTTCTTTAATGTTGCTTTGGGTTTGGCTGCGTTCTTCGGTGGGTGGGTGCTAAACAATATCACCAAGGCCATTGAGCGCCTTGATGTTGATGTGCGTCAGATGCCCCACACTTACATTGCCAAGGACGATTACCGCCGTGACATTGATGAGATCAAAGAAATGCTGGGCAAGATTTTTGATAAGTTAGACACGAAACAGGACAAATGATTGACCCCATAACCATCGGTGCGGCGTTTGCCATAGCGAAGAGCACCATTGCGGGGGTCAAAGAAGCAATTCAGATGGGCAAAGACCTGCAAGAGTGCAGTGGCGATCTGATTAAATTCTTTGAGCATAGGGACACCGTAGCCAAGGCGGCGGTACACGAAAAGAAAAAGCCGCAGTCTGATATGGGTCAGGCGGTTAACGCAGTGATGCAGGCCAAGGCGTTGCGGGATGCAGAAAAACAATTGAGAGAGCAATTGATCTACTCTGGTCAGGGCGATGTTTGGGAGGCGATCCAAGCGCAGTACAACATGATTGTGGCCAACCGTAAGCGTGAGGAGCGTGAAGCGGAAGCCAAAGCCAAGCTAAAGCGGGAGAATCTGGCAGAGACGGTAAATATTCTGCTGATTGGGTTTGCTTCTATTCTTGCGGCTGGATTCGTTGGTTGGGGTACGTTTGCATTTATTATGTACAAATTGAGGAATTAGTATGAATTGGGCAGATGTAATGAAGGCGGTGATCCCCATTGTGGTGGCATCACTTGCATGGCTTCTGGGTGAAGTGTCCTCTTTCAATACCCGTCTAACCAAGATTGAAGGTTCCATGCCTGCGCTGATTACAAGCCAAGGTGTCCCTACTGACAGTCCATTGTCGGCTGAAGCACGACACAAACTGAAGGAAGAAATCTACAAAGAGATTAACAGTTTGTTTGTTAAAGTAACCCTGCTCGAAGAGCGCCAGAAAGGAAAATGATATGGACTGGTTAAAAACAATCGCACCGACAATCGCCACTGCGCTGGGCGGCCCTCTTGCTGGACTGGCGATTGAAGCTGTCAGTAAAGCAATTGGTATTGACCCCAAGGACGTTCAGTCCACGATCAGTGAAGGCAAACTGAGCGCAGATCAGATCATGCTTTTGAAGCAGGCTGAAGTGGCTATGGCGGCGCGTGCCCAAGAGATGGGTCTGGACTTTGCCAAGTTGAATGTTGAGGACAGGAAGTCTGCGCGTGAAATGCAGGCCGAAACCCGTTCGTACATCCCTGCCATTCTGGCTGTATCGGTCACCATCGGATTTTTTGGCATTCTGATCGGCATGATGACCGAAACCTTTAAAGCGTCAGACGCTTTGATGTTGATGCTTGGCTCCCTTGGTACAGCTTGGACCGGCATCATCGCGTTCTATTTCGGTTCGTCTGCTGGCTCACAGGCTAAAGACGATCTTCTCCACCAATCTACGCCCACAAAATGACTGAACACTTTAGCCTTGCGGAACTAACGCACACAGACCATCGTGAATTTGACAACATCCCCAATGAAACAGAACTTGCAAACCTCCAACGTCTTGCAGAATTTCTTGAACAAGTCAAAACAATACTTGGAGAAAAGCCCATCATGGTCAATTCAGCTTTCCGATCAAAACAAGTCAATGATGCTGTGGGCAGCAAAGACACTTCTCAGCATCGCATCGGCTGCGCTGCTGATATTCGTGTACCCGCTATGACACCTGACCAAGTGGTCAAAACCATCATTGCCAGCGATCTGAATTATGACCAAGTGATCCGTGAGTTTGACCGCTGGACCCACATCAGCATACCTAACGTAGCCGGTGCCGCGCCACGCAAGAGTAAGCTAATTATTGACAAGGCTGGCACACGCCTTTACGCTTAAGGACGCGGGGCGTTCTCAGGCGTTTCCACGCACATATACACTGCTGCATACTGACCTCGGCTTGGCCCTGTCCAACGGTCAATGTACACACCGCAAACGGTCTTTAGCGTCTTGCAAATGGTTTTGGTGGTTGCTCCAAAATGTTCGGCAAGCTGATTAACAGTTAGACCATCTTCAGACGCCAGCAACAGTTCACGAATTGCGTGGTGCCTAGATTTCATGTGTTCTTGCTCCTTAATGCGGCTTCAGTCAGTTCTACCGCCACACATTCGTTGCCATTTGATTTGTACGAAATGTTGATGCGTTCATCATCAGTCAGCCCAACCCATGTGCGCTGCTCTGGCTGTGCCAAGGTTTTGCGGATAATTTCCGTGGCCCCATATTCGCAATTTCCATCAATTTCCGCTGCTTCCAACGCCTCTAATGCTTGCTTCAATGCTTCGTTTTTAGTCATGATTGCCCCTTGCTCGGATGGCATCTGCAATTGTGTCTTCAGGCGAATAGCGGTCATACACGCTAGTATTTTCAGCCGTCATTGCACACGCCTCACGCTCATCAGCACGGACAAGCTCGGCAAACGCCTCAAGGGATTTATCGGACACAAGCATGATGTCGTACAAGTCGGGGTTGCTACTGTCTGTAAAACCAGACTCCCGCGCCATTTCCATGATTGTTCGTTTACGCCATCCAGTCATTCTTTTATCTCCTTGATCCAAATTTTAAAACTGTCTTGAGTGTCTTTGCCAAATGGCAAATCACCAACTTTTTTAGATGCCTCATCCATGGCGCTGTTCCAACCAGCACGGAATACAATTTCGGCAAAGTCACTGGGCTCAAGATTAAACTCACCAAATATGTCTTGAAAATAGTCTTTAATTTTCATGGTGTTCCTTTATAAATTTTCGGTATGCGTCAATGGCCACACGCAAATCATCGCGCAGCTGCTCAATCTCTTTTTGTTGTTCCAGCATTTTTTCGTTTGCTTCCTGTGCAAATCGGGAAAGGTTGTGTTGCTCCCAAATCTGAAAGTTGCTCATGCATGTGCCTTTTTGTTAAGTCCATTGAATTCTAGCATATTGCTAGAAAGGGATGCAATCCCATGCCCAATGCTCACAGTCAACAGGACCATGTATCCATTCAGCCGGTGGGCTGGCGTCAAATTTTTGACACCGGTAGCCAGCCTTTAAATTTTCACAGCGCAAGCATGTGATCTGGATGTCCTCAAGCTCTTTCAATTGCTTGTTCAAATGCATCTTGATGGCGTTTAGTTCTGCTAAATTCATATTCTTTAACCTCTGTAAATTTTCCGTTTTGTTTGGTTGCAATGCGGGTTGGTTCTTTTAATCCATGATGCTTAATAAAATCAAGCACGCCACCTACATCCATGGACCAACTATTTAATGTGTCCACAGCATGGACCACTAAATCATTGGAGTGATCAATCCACCACTTATGGGCGCGTTGATTGGCTTCTCTTTCATTTAACCAATTGACTGCTTTTTGTCTTGCATAACCGGTGTGTTCAATGCATACCCATTCACTAGCGCAACGCAATAAGCCACTGTAGTAGTCAACCCTCATGCTGTCTGGCTTGCCAGGCTTACGGTGCAACTTGTAGTCAACCTTTGTAACATCGTGCCAAATTGTAATTTCCGCACGTTGTGCTGACAGCAGTGCGGCATAAGATACTTTGGCGTCTATGGGCTCAACTATTTCTTCCCTGATAATGGCGCCACAATGCACGCACACTAGCGCAGCTGCTGCGTTGCGTTCACCGCATTCTGGGCAAATGCTGTACGGCCCTTCCTGATCACCACTGCGCTTAACCTTGGCTCGGCCTTTGATGATGTCCACCGGTCCAAGGCGCTCCACCGTGTCGGTAAAGTCCAGCACCAGACAATCAGTCTTGCCGTCTGCAATCCTTGTGCCTCGGCCCATGCCCTGCACATACAGCACCGGTGACCTGGTAGGCCGGCACCAGATGATGCAATCAACATCCGGCACATCAAAACCAACAGACAGCGCCAGCACGGTAACCAAACAATAAATCTGGCCGGCTTTAAATTGGCGTATCAAATCTGCACGCTCTGGCGCCGGTGTCTCACCGCACACCACAGCGCTACCAATACCAAGCTCACATAACTTGTCTGCAAGGCTTTCAGCGTTGGCAACACTTGGTGTGAAGGCAATCCATTTGGTGCGTTGTGAGGCCATATAGACGGCTTCCCTAGCCACTTGCAACAAGTACGTGTCCACCACAACAGACAGCTCACCGACTTTGTAGTCGCCATTAGATATGCCAACCTGGCTGGCATCAATGCGGGTGGTCATCTTAACCGCCGGCGGGACCAATGGCGCCAAAAAGTCTTGGTCCAGTAGCTCACGCATAGTGACGTTGGACGCAATGCCGGTAAACAACGGCTCATCTCCATCGGTCAGCCATACTTGGTTGCCCCTAAACGGTGTGGCCGTCATGCCCACGGTCCTGAACTGGCAGATCTCGCCCAGCTTGGCCAAAAACGTGCGATACATGCCGGCGTCAGATGCTTTGGGGCTCACCAGGTGAGCCTCATCAATGATCACCACCTTGATGTCACCTAGCAAGTGAGCGCTTTTGTGGATGCTGCCAATAGTGGCCACAATCACATCGGCATGATGTTGCTTCTTGCCCAGACTAGCGCTGACATAGCCAACGTGTATGTTGTCCGGCAACAATGCCTGCAGTTTGCCGGCGTTCTGCTCGGCCAGTTCTTTGCTGGGCACCAACACCACGGTGCGTGGCCGGTACTCTGGCCACTGCTCCCACATCTGGCGCACGATCTCGGCGCAGATCACCGACTTGCCAGAACCGGTGGGCAGCACCAGCAACGGAATATCGGCGTTGTCTTGGTGCTTGGTCCACCAAGCAAACAGATCGGCAACCGAGCGTGATTGGTAGTCACGAAGGATCACGGTTGCGCTCCTTGATCATGGCGTCAGCATATTGATACGCTTTGCCGGATACAAACTCCAATGTTGTTGTAAATCTTGCGTCTGACCGGTTAATGATTGCTTGCATGGCATAAGCTGCAAAATAATCACGCAAAGTAATGTCTTGGATAGGTGGCGTTATCATACAAACCTTCCGTTGTGTTCTGAGCGCAGCTGCAGCGCAAGATCATCAATCAATGCACTCTTGTCCTTGCAAGCGTGGATTTCTTGGCTGCTGATCCAAGCCTGGTTAACTGCGGGTGTGCCGTTGACAAACTGTTTGTCTTCCATCTGGTACACCACCGCATCGCCGGCCATGTCCACCGGTTGGGAAAACTTGGCCAACAAAATGGGAATGTACCGGTGTGAATCGCAACCCTTGCGTTGGTTCATTACCGGCAAATCTTTGTCATGGTACGAACAAGTCCAGCGTGCCTTGCCGTCCATCTCTGGCGTGACATGGGCACATGACCGGCAAGTTGGGGCCGGCACATCCGTGCCATGGCAGATGCTGTGGTAGTCGCAGAACTTGCATTCGTACCAGCTTGGATCTTGGCTAATCCCGACTGGCGGCTCGGTGGCGGCGATCACCGCCAAGGCTTTGTCGATTACGGCCTGCGCTTCTATCTTGTCAAATTCCAAACGCTCAGTGTAAATGTCATCGTTGTCTTTGTTGACCACAATGTAGATGGCCTTGTGGCATCCGTTCTCTTTATACTGATCAATGCTCCATTTCATGTACATTAACATCTGCGCGTAGTGTTCGGGCTTGGCTTTCTTTACGCCAGATTTTTGCATCTCTGCAAACATCTTGCCTGATGCTGTCTTTATCTCCAGTATGTGCGGTGACTTTGGCGCCTGTGGCAAACCGGTCACGATACCGTCAGCGTTGCCTTGAAAATGGCCACCACTGGTGGGTTCGGTAAACGTCCATTGCCGGCCAGTCACTGGATCGGTGTCGTACAACGTACAGCCAATTGCTCTCAGATCATCGTAAACCCTTGGCTCTTGCAAGTGGCCAGACTGAAACACACGGTACAAGCGACCAGAAAACTCAGCCGGCTTGGACCATCTGAATGAATACCAGTGCTGACGCAAGCAAGGCTTGCCAATTGCACTGGCGCCAAGATAGGGGCGCTGTGGGTCGGCGCCAAACTTTGCCTTGTAATGGGCAAAGATGGCGTCAGCCACAGGGTCCACAACAGATTGTGGTACTGCGGCCATGGTTTACTTCTTAGCCCAAGCAGGGGCGCTTGGTTTGACTTCAATAGCTGAAACACCAAACGCTGGGGCCACATATTCTGGCGTTTGACGCACACCGCCGGCAGACTCATAGCCCTTGATGTTGTTGCTTGCCTGGTACTGGCCTTGGGCCTCACGCACCACAACTTTTAAGTTGACAGGCTTGAGGTGCAAGGCTGCAGTGTCTTGCAACTTGATCACGTTCACAGCATGGCACAGCGCAGACAACTGCGACTGAGCAATGCGCTGGGTGTCTTCGTTGCTGTGTTGAATGTTGAGGTTCTCCCAAATCTTGCGGCCTTTGTACTGGCCATCAATAATTTCAAAGGTCAGCTTCAGGCCAGTGCCGTTGCCGGACTTCAGCGGCTGCACATCAGACTCGGTAATGTGAGCCAGATAAGTGCCAGCGGGGACGGGGCCGGTTGCGGCTTGGGGGGCGACGGTCGATGCGTCAAAGTTAAATTGAGCCATTGTTTTCTTTCAAGAGTTTAAGGTTCGGACTGAAAATCAAGATTGCGCTACAGTCAGCGCTTCTTGGAATGCCGCCCAGTCAAGCGGCATGTTGGTCAAGCCAAAGCGGTTGCCACCGCAATGGGCTGGATGGGGTTCTACATGCAAGATGCGTTCGCCCGTGGTAGTGGCCTTGGTTTCTTTGTTGCCAAAGCCAGCATCTGTCTTGTTCGTAAAGATGCGGTAGCCGGCATAACCCACAACGTCAGCCCATTCTTGCACCAGACCGGCAGCGCGGTCATGCAGCTTAAGCACATGGCTGTCATAGCCTTCGGTCAGTGGGTCTTCAATGCGCTTGATTTTGTCGTGGGCAATCAGGATAATGCCCATGCCCTTGTTGGCACGCAATACTTCAAGGCCGGACAGCAGGTTGCGCCATTCTTCAGCAGCTGCAACGTAACCCTTACCAAAGCCTGGCTGCTCAATGTTCTTCCAGTTGTTGGCCTTGCACACATGGTCTTGCACCAGTGGCTCAAGCCAGTCTAGCGAATCAATAAACAGCGTTTGAAACTCATGGTCTTGATTGATCAACGTGTCAATGGCAGCATAGACTTCGGTCAAGCTGGATGCCAATGGAAATGCGTTGGCGTCTACAGCGTCAGCACCGTCTTCAGTCAGAATGCCAATGGCGTTGGGCGCCATAGCTGCAAAGGTGGTCTTGCCAATCTTGCCGGTGCCAACAACAACAACTTTAGGGGCACGGACACGGCGTGTCTTAGAGATGGATTTCAAATCAAACATATCAGTCTTTCAAAATTTCGATGGAGGGTTTTGCGGGTTTGCTGGTGATGAACACTGTGGCCTGTGCGTAGGCAATGGAGTCCAAATCTTTAATGGCGCGAAGGTGAGTCAGGTCAACGTCAGCCTTCCAGCGAAATGCTTTCTTGGCGTTGGGCGTTAACTGCTCCCAGCCGGCCTGCACAGCTGGTGTGTCTACACTGCGGTTAATTGACCACTTGATGCGGATCTCCTCATCAGTGTGCGTGCCTTCACCGCCTTCAGGCTTAGTAAATTGTTTCTCAATCAAATCTTCCAAGCGCAGACGCTCGGCCTTAGCAGTAGACTCTGCAAACTTTGCTTTGCGAAGCAAGGCGGTTAGTTCAGTGATCATTTTTCATGTCCTCAAGTGCTGTGGTTGTAATGTGATCGACCAGATACTGCAAAAGCAAGTGGCCAATGTCGATGTCAGTGCCGGCAATGTAGGCATTGACCAGATCCATACTTTGATCGCTGTCAGGCTCATAGAGTAAGCCCATGGAATCTTGTGAGCCATATTCGTTTGGGATGTATTCCAAGTGGCAAACTAAATCAACGCCCTCAAGTTCGCAGGCGAATTCAATAAAGCCAGGGGGGCAAACAGGGGTGGTGTTCATGCTGCTTTCCTACATTGTTTGTCGCAGGCCGATGCGTGTTTAGATTGACACACACCAAGAATGTCGCAACGTGTGGGTGTGGGCTTGGGTTTGATAGGAATCCAAACTGATTTCATGCAGTCCACCATGCAATCAACAGGACGGCCATGCCAGAACCAATGGCCAAGGCCAAGAGAAAGTCCACAGCTGCCTCTGCACGAGCAATCAGCTTGGCGTTTTTGACTTCGGGGTAATGGTAATACTTGTGATGTTTCATGTTGTGCTTTCGGGGGCCGCAGCCCCGTTGGGTTGATTTACAAAATGCCAAAAACAGGATGCCAATCGGTATAGGAATCAACTTCAGCCTCAATTAATGCTTGCATTGACTGCCAAAAGGCTTCACGGATAAGTGCTTCAGTCATGGTAATTTTTGTGTAGTTGTGTAAAAGATAAGGGCCGGAGCCCCGTTGGATTGATTAGGCTGCGGCTTTCTCAGCAAAGCAACGCTGTGCTTCTGTACCTTGAGAGATGTACTCATCAGAGCCATAAGCTGGATCAATTTCGCCCCAATATGTCAAATCAACATCTTTGCCAGCGGCAAATGCTGCGTTAACACGGGTGGCAAGACATTCGGCTTTGGCTTCAGCTGCTGCACGATAATCTGGAAAGCAAGAATCGCCGGTATCTTCGCAAATTAACTGCTCAGTGCCGTTAAAAGTAGCAGTGTGACGGAAGCGGCGACCAGCTGCGTTTTCGATGATCACGTAAAACTGTTCAGCGATGTAAGCATGACCATCGCATGAATAACCTGCGTTGAACAGGTCGGATGCTGCGTATGCTGTATAAATTGCGTTTGTCATTTGTGTTTCCTTTGGCCTTTCGGCGTGATGGTCAGTGAACTATTTCCCCGCCATGTGATGAATTCTAGCGTATTGCTAGTTCTTGTCAAGCCCTTTGCTAGATTTATTTTGTAGGTGTTTTCCCTATGCCCTAAACTGTCTATCAATGTGCTAGAGTTCTGCTTCTATGAACACACAAATACATCCAGATGAGCGCCGACAACTGGCAGAAAAAGTTGGCATTAATGAACAATATCTTTACCAATGCCTCACCGGCAGGCGGGAGATGTCGGCCACTGAGGCTGTACGCATTGAGCAAGAAACCGGTGGTCGGTTAAGTCGCAAGATGCTGTGCCAGGACAGCTGGGGCGCTATATGGCCAGAGCTGGTGGAGGCAACGTGAATGAGTTGGCTTTATTCGCAGGCGCTGGTGGCGGAATACTTGGCGGACATCTCCTTGGATGGCGAACAATCTGCGCCGTTGAGTGGGAACCCTACCCAGCAAGCGTACTGTGCGCCCGACAAAATGACGGCCTTCTCCCGCCTTTCCCGATTTGGGATGACGTACAAACCTTTGATGGAAAGCCATGGGCAGGCATTGTTGATGTCGTATCTGGAGGCTTTCCGTGCCAAGACATCTCAGTTGCGGGGGGGGGGGCAGGACTTGATGGCGAAAGGTCAGGAATGTGGGGAGAAATGGCACGGATTATTGGCGAGGTTCGACCAAGATTCGCATTTGTGGAGAACAGTCCAATGCTCGTTACTAGAGGACTTGAACGAGTCCTTGCAGACTTTACCGCAATGGGGTATGACAGTCGGTGGGGAGTTATATCTGCTTCCGACATTGGTGCAAAACATAAACGTGAAAGAATCTGGATTGTGGCTAACTCCAAGCACAGTAGACATTCCGACAAGATCGGTGGAGTCGATGGAGAAAAGGTTGGACTATCGCAAGAAAATAGGCAGGAACGGAGTGGGGGCAGGATGCTTGTCGGAACAAGTGACTTGGTCTCAAAACGGACCGCCAGTAGGATATTTAACGAAAATGTGGCCTACACCAGTCAAATCGGATTATGCGGCAAGGAGACCAAGCAAAGGATGGCAGGGAAATTCGGATTTACCCAGTGTGGTGTGGACAGAAACTGGTGGGAGAGAGAACCCGCAAATGTCCCCCGCACAATTGAACGCAACATGGGTGGAATGGTTGATGGGTTGGCCTCTAGGGTGGACAGACTTAAAGCGATTGGAAACGGACAAGTCCCATTGTGTGCCGCAACAGCATGGAAAATACTCAGTGAAAGAATTTAATGACTAACCTAACTTCAATTTTTCCCAACGGCTTTGCTGTGGCCACAGAGTCGCAAGACCTGATCAATCCTGAAGTTGCTTTTCGTGGCCACTGTGAGGCCAGTGGCTTGCTGATCAAAGACCTGATTGCTGACGGTGAGATCCACCGTGTGCCACATGTATCAAGCAAGAAGGGGGCGCTGGATGGCTGGTATATCTTGCACACCAGTGGCAAGATCCCTGTGGGGATTGCCGGTTGCTGGAAGGAGCCTACATTTGAAGCCAAGTGGGTGGCTGACATTGGGCGGTCCATGTCTTTTACTGAGCGATTTGAGCATGATAAGTGGGTGACCGAGCTTAAGGCCAAGAAGGATGCAGAACGGTTGGCCAGTCAGGCAGTGGCTGCTGAGCGTGCAGAGGATGAGGTTGGCACCTATGCTGATGCCAGTGATGACCATCCTTACCTTGTTCGCAAGCACGTTGGCGCGCATGGGATCAAGATTGACAGGGCAGGCAGATTGGTGGTGCCGGTGATCAACCAGTCTGGCGAGATCCTGAGTTACCAAACGATTGACGCTGAAGGGAACAAACGGTTCTTGAAGGGTGGCAAGATTGATGGCGGGTTTTATGAGCTACGGGGTAACCGCAAGATTGTGTTTGTGGGTGAAGGTTTTGCCACTTGCGCCTCAATCCATGAGGCAACGGGCTACACCGTCATGGTGGCATTTGATTGTGGCAACTTGGCCAAGGTGGCCAAGAGCGCAAAGGAGATGTTCCCAGGCTCGAAGATCATTATTGGCGCAGACAATGACCAGTGGACGGAGGGCAACCCTGGGGTGACTAAGGGACGGGCTGCCGCGGCACTGGTGTTTGGCGAGATTGTGTATCCCAGCTTTGGAGAGTCTGACATGGTGGACAACAAGCCAACAGACTTTAATGACCTGCACTGCCTGCAGGGGCTGGATGCGGTTAAGGACCAGATTGAGCGCGTGGCTGGGCCTGCTCGGGAAAAGCTGGCGTTTGAGTTCTCGCGCATCGACAGTTTGGAGTTGGCTGAGATTAAATGGATTGTCGATGACTACATTGAGTCTGACAGTTTAGCGCAGGTGTTCGGTGACCCAGGCGGGGGTAAGAGTTTCGTCAGCATCGACATCGCCTGCTGTGTGGCAACCGGCACATCTTGGCATGGGCATGGCGTGCAAAAGGGTGCAGTGTTCTACATCGCCGGCGAAGGGCACAACGGACTGGCTCGGCGGTTCAAGGCGTGGGAGCTAGGCAACGGCATCAGCCTGGTCGGCGCACCGTTGTTCAAAAGCCACAGGGCAGCTCAACTGTATGACGCCACAGAAGCAGCCATGGTGGCAGAGGCCATCAAAACCTTGGCCACAGAGTGTGGCCATACACCAGCCATGATTGTCATCGACACCTTGGCGCGGAACATGGGCGGGGATGAAAACAGCACCCAAGACATGAACAGCTTTATCCAGCATCTAGATACCTACTTGCGCCAAGACTACAAGTGCTGCGTGCTGGTGGCACACCACAGCGGCGCCATGGACAAAGACAGAAGCAGGGGATCGACAGCTTTGAAAGGCGCACTGGACGCTGAGTACAAATGCCAGCTGGATTCGGGCTCTAAGACCATCCAGTTTGAATCCAAAAAGATGAAAGACGCAGAAATGCCTGCGATTAAAAATTTCCAGATCACTCAGGTTGATTTGCCAATCCTTGACAAACACGGCAACCCAGTCAAGGGTGCGTACCTCACCAGTGTGGACATCAGCGGGTTGGTAAGCAGTGTGCAAAAGCGTACCGTGTTGCCAGGCAACCAGTTGATTGCCCTGAACTGCTTGGTGGCCATTGAGGCCAAGAAACAGGCTGATGGTTTAGACGGTATCGCCGTGTCTGCGAACTACGACGAGTGGAGGGAGTCGGCCAAAGGGCATGGGCTGAACTCCAGAAGATTTAAGGAATGCGTGGACGGATTGACCAAGAAAGACATGGTTAGCCTGCACAATGAGGTGTACCGAACCGTACCAAAAGCACCGAATTCTGAGGCGATTTAAGCAATGACTATGCCAGAAACAACCAAAATTGATGTACCGATGTACCGAAACGGTAATTATTTTTAGGGTCAAATGTACCGAACCGAACCGATTTGTACCGATTTCGGTACGATCGGTACAGTCAAAGTGTACCGAAACCATGTACCGATGTACCGAAACGTACCGAAACGTACCGATGCCCGACTTGCCCGTTGTACCGAAACGTACCGAAGGGGTATATATACCCCCTTCGGTTCGGTACACAAAGTCGGGTCAAATCGTCGGTACACGGATTTTGAGTTTTTAAGGGGTTAGGATGATTGAAGTGGAAATGGACATGAAAGTGGTGAGTGTGGCCAATGTCAGGATGCATTGGGCGGTTAAGGCTAAGTTGGCCAAGGATCATCGTAAAAGGGCGTACAACACGTTATGTGCTGTTGCCGCACCTCCGGTACCACCTTGCACGATTGTGCTCACTAGGGTGGCTCCAAGGGCGTTGGATGGGGATAATCTGCAGTCTGGGTTTAAGGCGGTCAGGGATGGGGTTGCTGATTGGCTTGGTGTGGACGATGGGCACAAGCAATTAGACTGGCAGTACAAGCAACGCTCCAATGGGGTTAAGCAGTACAAGGTTGAAATTGAGGTGATAACATGATGGCGTGCGGTGGGAAAACTGCAGTTGCCGCATTTTTGGGGGACCACGCTTTGGCGTCAGTACCCCGTTTTTTAGGAGTTTACAAGTGACTCAAAACTTGGCGTCTGAAGTGACGGTTAAACGCAGGCCAGGCCGGCCAACCGTGTTTGGTATTGACAATCCATGCTGGCAAATAATGACCGAGCAAATGTCGCTTGGAAAAAGTTTAAGCACAGCATTAAAAGCCGAAGGAATGCCTTCGTATGATGCCGTGATGATGATGTTGCGAAACAATCTTCAGTTTCGGGAGATGTACGAGAAAGCCATTGAAAACCGAGCCGACCGTCTGGCTGAAGAAATTCTCGAGCTGGCTGACGAACCCATGCCAGATCATTTGGAAGGACCCATGGCTTCTGCTTGGGTTCAGCAAAAGCGAATGCAAGTCGATGCGCGCAAATGGATTGCCTCCAAACTCAAGCCCAAAATGTACGGTGATCGCATTGACGTCAGCGTTACCGACACCCGCATCAGCGTCTTGGATGCCCTGAACGAAGCTAAACAGCGCGTGCTTCAGGACGATAGCAACGTTGTAGATGTGCAGGCAAAAAATAAATGATTGTTGAGGGTTATGCGCTTTTTGCATAGATTCTCAAGAACTACGCGCAGGCGCATAGCCAAAAACTACCGGTTCGGCAAAACCAATAGGCAAAACCTATGACCCTTTTAAGCCAGTTATCCACAGGGCAAACTGGCAGTTATTCATCGTTGGTTGTGGACAACCGAGTTTGGCGACATACGATCATGTATAACCTGTGCGTAACCACGTTACGACTTAACATAATGGACATTGTATAAAGTCGCTGAGTTGTTTGGTATTCATTATGATTTGAGCCGCTAAGTATGTAAGCGCTTACTAACACTTGGGTTGTTGGGTGGCCCAGCCGGCGCTGGCCTGCCCAACTGGCCATGGTCGGGGGGGGTAGGGCCGGCGCGAAAGGGCCACAGGAACGGTAGCCCCGCGAACATTTTAAAAATATTTTTTATTTTTTAATTTTTCGTTTAACATCACGCCATGCCCATATACAACGCCCTAGCCCAGCAAAGCCAGAATGCGCTTTCAGCGCCGTTTTTTGGCAACCCTAACATTCAGCGTCAGGGAGCAGCCGCAAGGCAGTTGGCGCAAGCACGGGATGTAAACACTTTGCCGGACCCGCGGACGTATGCTGCGGTGCAAGGTTTTATGGGAACGGCGCCGGATCAGATGGGGTTTAGTGTGATGCATCCGGATTACCAAGGCATTCGCAATGTGGCCAATCCGGCATATAACTTGGGATTGATGGCGCAGGCCGCACCGTTGTTGGCGCCGTTAACCAAGGGTTTGCCGGTGGGCGCAAGCATTCAGGATTTGAGCAAGGCAGAATTGAGGTTGGTTAACTCTGAGGCTTTTGGAAAATTAAAGGGTCAGGAGAAGAACCAAGCGCTCGAGGCGTTCAGGGCCAAGCAAGATGGCACTGGTGTTGGCCGAAGCATGAAAGAGTTGAAAGCCGCGGTTGGCGGTGAGGAAGATATTGCAAGATCGCTGATGCAGAGTCCGGCGTTTAAGATTTCTGGTGTGGTGCCAAAGTCGGTGATTGACGATGCGATGATGACCAGGGGCCGCATGAGGGCAGAGCCGGCCACCACGCCTGGCCCAAAGGCAAGTGAAGCTGAGTGGAAAGATTGGGGTGCCAAGCATGGGGTCAACATGACGTTGACTGAGCCGAAATCACTTGGTGTGTCGGATCTGACGTCTAAGCGTGAGGTCAAGATACCTGGTGGGTTGGAGGGCACGTTTACTGTGCCTGATATGTTTTGGATGAAGGCAAACAACATTGATCCGGCATCGTTGCCCAAAAAGACGCATGATGAGTTGATGCAGAAGTTGATTAGGACGCATGAGGTGCAGAACCCTGATCAGGTGGACATGTTTAATCGGTTGAATTTTGCGTTGTTGTCGCCGAATGCGCCGTTGACGCCAAATGAGTTTTTGGCGCAGCGCATGAGGTTGGTGAATCAGGATGAGTTGCAGGCGTTGGCCGGCAGGGTTGGTGAGCCTGGCCTGTCTAGGACCGCGCAGCTTCAGACTGGTGTGCAGGCAGCTGGCCGCGGTGGCATGGGTGTGTTGGGTACGGCTGATTTGGGAAATCAAGCAATGTTGGCCAAATTGATTTTGGACAAGCCGGAGATGTTTCAGATGGCGCCTGGGGAGACTATGCGCGATGTGACTATGCGGGTGATGAATCAGGTGCCAGGCTTGGGGCCAAAGACGGCATCACTTGGCACGCCGTGGTTGAATTTGGAGAAGGCCAATACCAGTGCGGTTGATTTGCACATGATCCGTAATTCGTATGAACGGATGTTGGATGATCCGATTGTTGGCCAAGCGTTCCGTGACCGGATGGCTGGCAAGTTGAAGACAGACGCAACGACAGAAGCTATTTTGGGTAAACCGGTTAAAGATGTTGAGAAGGCTGCGATTGATGTGATTGGGGGATCTTCGTTGTCGAAGACGTACCGCACAAAAACTGGTGAGCTTAATGACATCCCTGGTGTGGCCACGCCGGAGAAATTGGCGTATGAGCCCAAGCAGTTGCAAGATTTCAACCCGTTTTATAAGCGAGTAGTTGATTATGTGGATGAGTCCAGAGGTCCAAATCCAACGATTGAGTTGTTTCCAGAGCAGTGGCGCAAGTGGGATGTGTACCGTCAGCGTTTGGAGCCCCATGAATTTGCACATCCAGATTACCGGTTGTTGCCCCGCCAGTCATGGACGGAGATGAAAGATTCCCTAACCGCGCACAAGAAGGCCGGTTATACGCAAGCAGAAAATCCGGTAATGGCGCCATCAGATTGGCGCGAGCTGTACTATGGTGGTGGTGCAGCTGCTGGATCTGCTTTGGGCATGAATTATGAGTTGCCTAATGCGTTGGCCCAGCCGCCGGTCAATGCGATGCTTCAGCAACAACCGCCAAATCCTTAATGCAAACCACAATCTACAAGCCCGAAGACGAACAAGAGGTGATGGCCACTCTGTGGTCACCGGCAATTGCAAACAATCCCGAGGCTTTTGTGTTGTTTGCTTTTCCTTGGGGTAAAGAGAACACGCCTTTGCACAATTTCAAGGGACCAAGAAAATGGCAAAGGGAAGTGTTGCGAGAGATTACCGAGCACATCAAGCGCCAGAATGGGTTAATAGACTTTGAAACCCTGCGCCATGCAGTCTCATCTGGCCGCGGTATTGGCAAGTCTGCCCTTGTGTCTTGGCTCACCATCTGGATGTTGTCCACACGCATAGGCTCAACGACCATTATTTCGGCCAACAGCGAAGCGCAGCTTAGAGCAGTCACATGGGCTGAGATTACCAAGTGGTTGGCCATGAGCATTAACAGCCACTGGTTTGAAGTGAGTGCGACAAAAGTAGCCCCTGCCAACTGGCTCACTGAGTTGGTGGAAAAAGATCTGCGAAAAGGCACACGGTATTGGGCGGTTGAAGGCCGGCTGTGGTCTGCTGAGAATCCAGATTCTTACGCTGGAGTTCACAACCACGATGGTGTGATGGTGATCTTTGATGAGGCATCTGGTATTGACGACTCGATCTGGGCGGTGACCGCTGGTTTCTTTACGGAGAATACGCCAAACCGCCTATGGTTGGCGTTCAGCAACCCCCGCCGAAATACGGGGTACTTCTACGAATGCTTTAACTCCAAGCGAGATTTCTGGACCAACAAGGTTGTGGATGCGCGCACCGTAGAAGGTACGGACAAGGCTGTGTACCAGAACATCATTGACGAATACGGACCGGACTCAAGCCAGGCTCACGTTGAGGTCTATGGCATGTTCCCGTCAGAAGGTGATGACCAGTTCATACCGGCTGACATTGTGGACGAAGCCATGAAGCGCGAAAAGTACAAGGATCAGACTGCGCCCATCATTATTGGTGTGGACCCTGCAAGGTTTGGCGCTGATGCAACAGTCCTTGCAATTCGGCAGGGCAGGGACATTATCCGAATTGACCGGCATCGAGGCGATGACACGATGACGGTGGTTGGCCATATTATTGAGGCCATGGAAGAATGGAAACCGGCCATGGTGGTGATTGATGAGGGTGGTCTTGGCGCTGGTATTGTTGACCGCCTGAAAGAACAGCGCTACAAGGTCAAGGGCGTAAACTTTGGCAACAAGTCAGCCAACCCCATTATGTACGGCAACAAGCGTGCTGAGATGTGGGGCAAGATGAAGGACTGGTTAAGGTCAGCAAGCATCCCTAAAGACAGGTTCTTGAAAACGGATCTGGTTTCACCTATGATCAAGCCTGATTCACGTGGAACAATATTCTTGGAGTCCAAGAAAGACATGAAAGCACGGGGGCTTGCTTCACCGGATGCGGCGGATGCCATTTGCGTGACCTTTGCTTTTCCTGTGGCGCACCGAGAGTACAATTTAAAAACAGAGCGCCGTGTGTCTTCTGATCGCGGCATGGTTTCAACCAGTTGGATGGGGTCTTAACATGGCGACTAAACAGGGGCTATATGCCAATATTCATGCTAAACAACAACGAATTGCTGCTGGGTCTAAAGAGAAGATGCGAAGCCCTGGTGATAAGGGTGCGCCAACTGCCAAAGACTTTAAAGACTCTGCTAAAACGGCAAAGAAAGGAAAGTGATGCCCCTCGTTAAATCTAAATCACCCGAGGCGTTTCGCAAGAACGTAGCTGCTGAAGTAAAAGCTGGCAAGCCGGTCAAGCAGGCCGTGGCCATTGCGTATTCTGTCAAACGTGCTTCTCCACCACCAAAGAAAAAATGATTCCCAAAGCCCTGCAAAACTGCCTGATTATGGAGCGTGATGTTGAGACGCACGCTTTGTTTGTATTGCCACCTGGCGAGAAACTTGGCACTGGTGTGGTACTATCGGCAGGCCCAGATTGCAAAGACGTTAATGTTGGTGATCGTGTATATTTCGATGTCGGGCAAGAATTTACGCATGGTGGCAAAGAGTATGTGCTGATGCGCGAACCTCACGTTTTAGGGGTCTTTAATGGCTGATCCAACCGGAATGGTCGCTGCGGCTAATGTTGCTGCTGGCGGCAAACCACTGAAGTCTGACGCAGACATCCTGACCGTTGCGCGTGCAAGGTTGGATATGGCTGTGTCGGCGCTGTCCGAATCCCGTGAAGATGAAACCGATGACCTGAAGTTTTACGCAGGCTCACCCGACAACCATTGGCAGTGGCCTGCTGACGTACTGGCCACCCGTGGCGCGGTGCAAGGGCAAACCATCAACGCCCGTCCTTGCCTAACCATCAACAAGTTGCCCCAGCATGTGCGGCAGGTCACCAACGACCAACGGCAAAACCGCCCAGGCGCTAAAGTCATTCCCGTGGATGACAACGCTGACATCGAAGTGGCCGACATTTTTAACGGCATGATCCGGCACATTGAGTACATCAGTGATGCCGATGTGGCCTACGATACGGCATGTGAAAACCAAGTGTCTTACGGTGAAGGCTATATTCGCCTGCTGACTGAGTACTGCGAAGACAACAGCTTTGACCAAGACATCAAGATTGGCCGTGTACGCAACAGTTTCAGTGTCTACATGGACCCTACGATCCAAGACCCAACGGGTGCGGATGCCAAGTATTGTTTTATCACTGAAGACTTGACCAAAGAAGAATTTGAGCGCATGTATCCCGATGCTGCGCCGATCACCACGCTTCAGTCGTTGGGTGTGGGTGACCAGTCGATCAGCAATTGGCTTAATGAAGACACGATCCGCATTGCCGACTACTACTACATTGACTATGACCGCACAACGCTGAACTTGTACCCTGGCAACGCTACGGCGTTTGAGGGCACACCTGAAGACAAGCAATTAAAAGCGTTTTACGGCAAACCCATCAAGTCCCGCGAGTCTGACCGCCCAAAAGTGCGGTATTGCAAGATCAACGGCTACGAAATCCTAGAGCAACGCGAGTGGGCAGGCAAATATATCCCCGTTATTCGCATTGTTGGCAATGAATTTGAGGTGGATGGCCGCTTGTATGTGTCTGGTTTGGTTCGAAACGCCAAAGATGCCCAGCGCATGTACAACTATTGGGTGTCCCAAGAAGCTGAGATGCTGGCCTTGGCGCCAAAAGCGCCATTTATTGGTTATGGCGGCCAGTTTGAAGGCTACGAAGACAAGTGGAAGACCGCTAACACCAACAATTGGCCCTATTTGGAGGTCAATCCAGACGTTACAGACGGTCAGGGCAGTGTTATGCCGCTACCCCAGCGTGCCCAGCCTCCAATGGCCTCTAGCGGCCTTCTACAAGCCAAATCGGGCGCATCTGAGGACATTAAGTCCACCACTGGCCAATATAACGCCAGTTTGGGCATGGGTTCTAACGAAAGAAGCGGAAAAGCCATCCTTGCGCGTCAGCGTGAGGGCGATGTAGGTACTTACCACTATGGCGATAACTTAGCCCGTGGCGTGCGTCATGTGGCCCGTCAACTGGTGGACCTGATCCCTAAGATTTACGACACCCAGCGCATCGCCCGAATTATTGGTGAAGATGGCGACACCAAGATGGTCAAGATTAACCCCGAACAACCCGAACCGGTCAACAAGATTGTGGACCAAAACGGGATTGTGCTTGAGAAAATCTACAATCCTGGCGTTGGCAAGTACGATGTCGTTGCGACCACCGGCCCAGGCTACGCGACCAAACGTCAAGAGGCTCTTGAGGCAATGGCACAACTGTTGCAGGGTAATCCTCAGTTGTGGGCTGTGGCCGGTGACCTGTTTGTGAAGAACATGGATTGGCCAGGCGCACAAGAGATGGCCAAGCGCTTTGCCAAGACCATTGATCCTAAGTTGATGAACGACAGCGATGAGAACCCAGCTTTGCAGGCCGCGCAGCAGCAGATGCAGGCAATGGGTCAAGAAATGGAGCAGATGCACCAGATGCTGATGCACGTTAATCAATCGGTTGAGGTGCAAGACACAAAACGCAAGGACTTTGAGGCGCAAGTCAAGGCATACGAAGCTGAGACTAAACGGTTGGCGCAAGTGCAGGCTTCTATGTCGCCAGAGCAAATTCAGGACATCGTAATGGGCACGGTTCACGGTATGATCACCTCTGGTGATTTGATTGGCGAGATGCCAGGCCGCGATGTTGATGTCGGCGCTGAGATGCCGCAAGAAGGTATGGAAATGATGCCACCCGAACAACAGATGATGCCACCCGAACAACAGATGGGAATGCCACAATGAAAGCAAACGAGTTTTTAGGTTTGTTGTTTCTTGCAAGAGATGTGGCGCACAGTGTTCATTTGAACACCCGCAGCTTTTCTAAGCACACGGCGCTAAACATTTTTTACGACCGCATCATTGATGCAGCGGATGATTTTGCTGAAAGCTATCAAGGCCGTCACGGTTTGATTGGCCCCATCACATTGCACTCGGCCAAGAAAACATCTAACATCATTGAATTCTTGGAAGACTCGCTCAAGCAGATCGAAGACGCCAGATATGAGGTGGTTGACAAAACCGATATGTCATTGCAACAACTGATTGACAATATCATTGAGATTTATCTGCGTACTTTGTACAAACTCCGCTTTCTTGCATAAGGACTATCATGGCAAACTATACCCAAACTGACGCAACGATAAACATCAAACCATCGGCTGGCAAATTGATTGGTATTATGGTCACTGCGGCCAGCGGTACACCAACCATCACGGTTTATGATTCGGCTGCGGCGACTACGACCACGCCAATTATGAAAGTGTTTACGCCGACAGCGGCGACTGCTTACAATTTTGGTGTTAATGGTATTTATGCCAACAAGGGCATTTACATTGTCATCAGTGGCACTGTTTCCGCAACCGTCTACTACGATTAAATCATGTCCAACGTCAAAATTTCCCAACTCCCTGCGGCCACCACGCCCTTGGGCGGGACGGAGGTTTTGCCTCTGGTCCAAGGCACAACGACCAAAAAGGTCACGGTTGCTGAACTACGTTCGACTGCTGTCACGGCAGTGACTGGCACTGCGCCTGTAGTTTCTTCGGGTGGCCTGACCCCTGCGATCAGTATGGCTGCGGCCTCTACTTCGACCAGTGGTTATTTGACCTCGACCGACTGGAATACGTTTAACGGCAAATACTCAACCGGCGGTGCTTTGGGCACTCCGTCCTCGGGCACAGCCACCAATTTGACAGGTTTACCTTTGACCACGGGCGTTACGGGTACTTTGCCCATAGCCAATGGCGGTACGGGCACAACTACGCCTGCTTTGGTGGCGGGTTCAAACGTCACGATTACGGGCACTTGGCCTAATCAAACAATTGCATCAACCGGCGGTAGCAGTGGCGTAACTTCGTTTAGCGCAGGCTCAACTGGTCTGACACCTTCTACGGCCAGCACGGGCGTCGTGACTTTGGCCGGTACGTTGGCAGTAGCCAATGGCGGTACAGGGACAACCACACCATCTTTGGTTGCGGGCACAAACGTGTCCATTACTGGAACTTGGCCAAACCAGACAATTAACTCATCTGGCGGTGGCGGTGGCGGCATGGTCTACCCTGGCGCTGGTATTGGCAATTCTACCGGCACAGCTTGGGGCACTTCATACAGCACCACTGGTACAGGCACTGTGGTGGCTTTGGCAACCAGCCCTACGTTTGTAACTCCCGTTTTGGGAACACCAACGTCGGGCGTGGCGACTAACTTAACCGGCCTGCCTTTAACTACCGGCGTGACCGGCACACTGCCCGTCTTAAATGGTGGTACGGGCGTCACAACTTCAACCGGCACCGGTTCCGTTGTTCTGTCTACTTCGCCAACTTTGGTCACACCGTTGCTGGGTACACCAACTTCTGGCGTGGCGACTAACCTAACCGGTTTGCCCTTAACCACTGGCGTGACCGGCACTTTAGGACTTGCTAACGGCGGTACGGGTCAAACGACTGCGGCTGCGGCAATTACAGCCCTAACTGGCACACAGACCAGTGCGTATTATCTGCGTTCTAACGGCACAAATGCTACGCTTTCAGCACTTGCTGCGGCTGACTTGACAGGCACAGTAGCAATTGCCAGCGGCGGTACAGGGCAGACTACTGCGGCGGCTGCCATCACTGCCTTGACAGGCACTCAGACCACAGCGTATTACCTCCGATCCAACGGCACAAACTCTGTGTTGGCGGCTTTGGCTGCGGCTGATGTTACTGGCACTTTGGCGGTGGCAAACGGCGGTACAGGTGTTACAACAAGCACAGGCACGGGTTCTGTTGTCTTATCAACCTCGCCCACTTTGGTTACTCCTTTGCTTGGTACGCCGACATCCGGTGTGGCTACCAATTTGACAGGTCTACCCTTGACCACAGGTGTTACGGGTACTTTGCCTGTAGCCAACGGCGGTACTGGGGTTACAACTTCCACGGGTTCTGGCAACACTGTATTGTCTACTTCGCCTACTTTGGTTACTCCCGTTTTGGGAACACCAACTTCAGGTAACTTAAGCAGTTGCACTGCCGATGGCACAAACGCTGTTGGTTATTTAAACATTCCAATCAACAGTCAAAGCGCAGCATATACATTAGTTTTGGCAGATGCTGGCAAGGCCATTTTGCATCCTTCAACAGATGCCAATGCTCGAACATTTACAATCCCCGCAAACGGTACTGTGGCTTTTGCTATAGGCACTGCGGTGACGTTCATCAACATGACATCGCAAGTTGTGTCTATTGCCATTACAACCGATACCCTTTATCTGGGCGGCACAGGTACAACTGGCACACGTTCGCTGGCGCAGTACGGAACGGCAACATGTATCAAAATGACCAGCACCACTTGGATCATTAACGGATCGGGCCTGTCATGAGTGGGATTCTTCAAGCTCTTGCTGTGGCGGCATTACCGCCATCTATTTACACAATTGATTACCTAGTTGTCGCGGGTGGTGGTGGGGGTGGAAGTACAACTTTTACTGTGCCAAGTTCTGGCGGTGGCGGTGCGGGTGCGGGTGGCTACACATCAGGAACGACATCTTTAACCGCCTCAGTTTCTTATACAATTTCAGTTGGCGCTGGTGGCCCAGGGGCTTCCACTACGGCAACTAATGGAACAAATGGATCATCTTCTCAATTTGGCGCTTTAACTGCGGCAGTTGGTGGCGGCGGCGGTGGGGGGAATGTTAAAAATGGCTCTGCTGGCGGTTCTGGCGGTGGAGGTGGTGGTTCTGGCTCAGCAACAACAGGCGGCGCTGGAACACAAGGTAACGCAGGTGGTGCAAATGAAACAGTACCTCCGTACGGTTCTGGTGGTGGCGGCGGGGCAAGTCAAGTAGGCAATACAGCAGGGCAGGGTATTGGCGGGAATGGAACGGCAAGTTCTATTACAGGCTCTTCTGTTACATATGCAGGAGGCGGCGGTGGTGGTGGCTATACAAGTGCTGGCGCTTCTGGTGGCTCTGGCGGTGGTGGCTCTGGCGGTGCAACAAATCCAAGCAATGGAAATTCTGGAACCACTAATTTGGGTGGTGGTGGTGGTGGCGCAACTGGAAACGCAATTTCTGCTTCTACTAATACTGGTGGTTCTGGTGGTTCTGGCGTAGTCATTATTTCTTATGCTGGCGGTCAACGTGGCACAGGGGGTACTGTCACCTCTTCTGGTGGTAACACAATCCATACATTTACAACAGGTGGGACGTACGTAGCATGAGCCACTTTGCACAAATTAACGATCAAAACATTGTTCAACAAGTGCTGGTTATTGAACAAGCTGAAATTGACACTGGCAATTGGGGCGACCCTGCAAGCTGGATTCAAACCAGCTACAACACTCATGGCGGGATTTACTACACTCCAAACAGTGACACGCTTGACTCAGATCAGTCCAAAGCCTTTCGCAAGAACTACGCTGGCATTGGTTACACTTACTTGCCTAACGGCCCTGAAGGTGAAGGTTTTGCCCCACCTCAACCGTACCCATCATGGGTAATGAATGCAACTTCGTATTTGTGGGAAGCACCAATTCCAATGCCAAGCAGCCCACCATATTACGAATGGGATGAAAGTACACTGTCTTGGGTACTTGCAGACCCACAACCATAGGATCAATCATGTCTATCAAAACTTGGACCGTAGAAAAAATGCAATGCTTTCCCCAACATGAGGGGAAAGAAAATGTCGTTTATATGGTGACTTGGTTGCTGACTGGCACACAAGGCGACTATACTGCACATATTCACAGTGCGACAACTCTTGAGTACGCTCCAGGTTCAGCGTACACGGATTACGCATCCTTGACACCAGATCAAGTAATTGGCTGGGTCAAGAATTCGCTCGGTGAAAAAGAAGTGCGTAAATACGAAATTAAGATTGACGAAGAACTGGCCAAGAAAGCCGCACCGCAACAGATCACAATTGGCTTGCCTTGGGTTGACCAAACGTATGTGCCAATAAAACTGTACTGATGCAGTCCATCAGGGAATCTTAGGATTCATAGAAATGACTGAAGAAGTCCAACAAGCCCTAGCGGAAGTAGACTCCGCGCCAACCACGGATGTGACGGCCACACCTGAAGTTGCTGAAAGTACGCCGGAAGTAACCGAAGCCAAATCATTCTCGCAAGAGGAACTTGATGCAGCTATCGGCAAACGCCTTGCAAGAGAGCAACGTAAGTGGGAAAGAGAACAAGCACAGCGTCAGTCTGAACAACAGACGTTGAGAGCAGCCCCAACAGCCACCGCTGACCAGTTTGAGTCAACTGAAGCCTATGCAGACGCACTGGCTCTCCAGAAGGCCGAAGAACTGATCGCCAAGCGTGAAGCCGCCAAGCAGCACTCGCAGGTTCTTGAGAGTTATCACGATCTTGAAGAAGAAGCGCGGAGCAAATACGATGACTTTGAACAAGTCGCGTACAACCCCAAGCTACCAATTACCAACGTGATGGCAGAAACGATCCAGTCTTCGGACATTGGGCCTGAGTTAGCGTACTACCTCGGGTCAAATCCAAAAGAAGCAGATCGCATCTCACGCATGACGCCCTTGAGCCAGGCGAAGGAAATCGGACGGATCGAAGCCAAATTGGCCGCTGAACCTCCGATGAAGAAAACAACATCTGCGCCAGCGCCGATTTCGCCAGTTACCGCCCGATCTTCTGGATCACCGGCACATGACACTACGGACCCACGGTCTATCAAGACCATGACAGCCTCGCAGTGGATTGAAGCCGAAAGGTTGCGACAGCGGAAGAAGTGGGAAGCACAGAACCGCTAGGTCAATTTGTAATCTGGAAAGTTCTTAGATTTGCATCGTTGGCGAAAAGTGGTTGGTGGAATTCCAGCCGCCCGAGCGCCAGCAGAAACCGAAGGATAGGTAATACCTTGAAAGCTACATTGAGTTTTAGGCCCGACAACAGCAAGAATTGCAGCTTTTTTGCCGCGCGTTTCTTCGCTGTCAATTGTGCCTGTACGAAATTCACGCAGTTTTTTCCGAGCAGCTTCTGTTCGCGGGTATCGACCAATCTGGCTCGATATGTCAAGATGTCTTTCACCAAAGTGTTCTTTGGCAGTAACGCATTCAAGATTGTCAGCTCGGTTATCTGTTTTATCGCCGTTAATGTGGTGAACTTGTTTAAGAGGGTCAAAGTTACCCAACCAACAAACCGCCACAACTCGGTGCATAAGACGCTCTCTGCCCAACATAAGGTATCCTTGTGTGTGGGCATGGGGCGTGTATGGGTGCAAATTTCTAAGAACTTTTCCGCAACGCGAAACGGCGTAAAGATGGTCAAACATGCGGTATTCAATACCGCCCATCGTAAAGCTAATCATGTTGTGCCTTTTTGGATGATTGCAAAGACTTCATCTTACCATTGATATAAGGAATGTACAAGTGTCCAATTCTATCTTAACCATTGACATGATCACAAGGAAGGCTTTAGAAATCCTTGAAAACAATCTTGTGATCACCCGCAACGTGAACCGCCAGTATGACGATTCTTTCGCTGTTGAAGGCGCAAAAATCGGTTCCACATTGCGTATCCGTTTACCTGACCGTGCTCTGGTAACTGACGGTGCCGCCCTGCAAGTTCAGGACGATAACGAACAGTTCACCACTCTGACTGTCTCCACCCAAAAGCACATCGGTGTCAACTTCACATCTGCTGAATTGACCATGCAATTGGATGACTTTGCAGAACGTGTGTTGAAGCCTCGTATCAGCCAGTTGGCCTCCAGCATTGATGCTGACGTTGCTAACTGCTTCAAGACTATCG